GCCCAACGCCATCTATAACCATTAGATACCCCACCATTTTTACTACAAGAATGTGTTATGCAATAATTAGGAATTTTGGTATTTCTAGAAGCTTCTGCTGCAGATTTAAATTTACATACATCTTCAAAATTCATAGTCATTTGTATTACTTCCTTGGCGTTTTTATTTGTTCCTATAACACAATATTTTCTCAACGTTGGACTTTTCCCACCAGGTTCTATATTAGTAAGTTTATCAGTTTTATATTTAGATACATAAAATCTTTCTCTTTCCTCCCAATTTTCTACCTCACAGTATTCTAATACCTCCATTTTTGGTTTAATGTTCTCTGTAAGCAAAGTCTTTATCCAATTAGAAGAATGGTAGTTTTTATTTTTAGATTCAGAGATATGTTCACTTAACCTACGTTTAAAACCCTTCTGTCCAGTCTTACCAATGTATCGTGTTATACTTGGTTCTCTGGGGTCATATAATCTATAGATACAAATTTCTCCCAATTTCTTATTATGATTTGTTATTTTTAATCCTATCTTCTACCAGAAATTTACTCTGTTGATTTTTAGGATTAGTAAAATAAGCTATTGTTTGTGAATAATCATATCCAATTACATCAACTGATCTTAGTTTATATGTAGACCCTTCTACAGTTATTTCACCTATCTCCATAGCATCCATTATAAATACTTTGAGATCAAAATCAGGATCACTTGCTATCTCTATGAAATCGTCCATACTTGACACCCCAGCAACTTTTGCCTTTTGTTCAATTACTTTAACGAGTTCAGATTTTAGCCATTTCGTACTTGCGTCTGCCGGAAGTTTCCTTCCTAAGAGTCTAAGTACATTTATCATTCGTTTGTCAGATTTTCCTATAGTGTTAAATAGTTTAGAAGCCTGTTCATATCTTTCCATAAGACGAGAGCTTATTTCTGATTCTTCATCCTCTGTAACCATATAGAAGGAATGCTGTAATACATTTATTCCATCTTGAGTTTTAGAGATTGCAGGAGAGGCCATTAATACTCGATAAGCTAAATTATCTTCCAAATTTTTCAAATCAAGTAGTCTTCCTTTTTTGTCTAATATCACTTTAAAATCTTTCCAAAAACCTTTTTCTTTATTGTTGAAAGCTAGAGATCCTTTATCAAGACCCATTTGACCTTCAAACCATCTTTGTTCATCTTCTGTTAGAATTGGAATCCATCTGTCGTATTGATTTGTTGGTAATTGATATCCCTGTTTACAACCAGTGTACATCGTTCTTCCATCGCTATCTTTACTAAACCCAGATCTAAATTTATCTACAACTTTAACAGATACTTTTTTGTTTTGTAAATACGTATTTTCCATTTTACTCCTTATTATTTTCTCCTCAATTTTATTAAAAATATAGAGGAGGAAGTCTCCACAACCTCCTCTATGATATCATCTACTACTGCAGTGCTGTTGGAATCCATTCTCCTAGCCGCATTGGGTTCCGAACCATAAGTCCTACCCAGTCTGCTTTATGAATTTCATATCCATCTACAGGTGTAACCATTACTTTAGGTTTGCCTTTTCCACCAGTTGAGAATGGGTCACGAAGTCCAGGGATATAACCATGTTCTTCCGGTTGACCTTTAATTCTGACAAGCTGAATGTTAGGATTAGAACCAGCTGTACCAAAGTCCATGATAGTAAGCCTACGAGATTCCCAAGTACCTCCATCAGGATGCACGAGTTTATTTCTGGTTTCATTATCATAGTCAGGAATATGAATAAATTCGAATTCTACTCCATTGATGTCAGCCATGCTAATATATTGCGGTTTCACATATCTAGCTTTAGGCCCACCTGTAAGAGCATCAACCCTATTATAGGTGATAGCAGCTGCACCAGCATAAGCTTCGATAGCTGCACTAACCATAGCAAGACCATATTCACCAGTACCAATCACAAATTTCCTTCTATCTTCAGGAAGTTTACCAACAGACAGACCCAATGCATATTTAACAAGGTTCTGAATATTGAATGAACTATACCAGAACATGTTAGATGGTGCTATCTGCTGACGCAGACCAAGACCTGCTTTGATTTCGAATCCCGAAGAACCAAACTGATTGTAATTTCCATCAACTGTTTTATTCCCCTGTCCATAGAACAAAAGGCGAGCCTTTTCCCTACGGAAAGATTTCATAAATTCCCAGTCTAGTTTGTTGATCCAACTAGTTTGCTGTACTCCATCCTGATCCATAAATGTGAATGCAAGAGGATTATTAGCTCCTTTAAGGATCATATTACCAGGTACTGTATGTTTCTTACGAAGCATTGACAGTCTGTTATTCATTTTGAACGGTGAAGTAAAGCTAATGTCAGAAGCATCTTTTGACAGAGTCTGCTCACTAATTGAATATTCAACGCTCCACAAAGTACCAGCAAGAAGTTCTTCATAAGGAATGTAAGCGCTTACGTTTCCAGTAAACAATTCACACTCATATAGAAATCCTGTCTGATAAGGTTCGGCTTCTTTTCTAATCCTTACTTTGTAAAGATCAGGTTTGTTACCAACAATAATGTTAGTTACAAAGAAAAGTTTTTCGCCAAACAGAAGATAAAAAACTCCACCGTTTACACCAGTCTGTTGTGTAGCAGTAACTGCGGCATATGTTTTGTAATCTGTTTTGTAATAAGCTGCAACAAGGGGAATGTTTTTTTCATCTGATCCCTGTAACATCCATTCGAATTCTCTATCGTCTTCAATCTCATATGTGGGATATTTGTTCAAGAGAGTAAGCATATCATCAGCAAGGTTTACTTCAAACAACCTCTCGATATACTGAGATATCTGAATGGGCTTCTCTTGGAAGAGTTGTCCTAGGTTGTTTTCCGTAATCAGTCCTGAGAAATCTTTAGGTTCATAAACTTGATTTGGAAATACTTTCATTTTATATAGTTTTAAAAGTGTTTAAATACCATAGGTCTTTCTGAGACCCTTTAGAAAATCTGTAGATTTTGCACTAGTTGATTTAACATTTGAAGAGCCACTCTCTTCTTGATCCTTTGTTACATCTAGTCCGTTTACAGCATTCTCAAATGAAATACTTGCATCTTTTTTACCTTTCTCAGCCAACTTTGAAAAATCTGTGAACCCTTTTGTAATTGCAAATAAATAATGTAATCTAAATTCAAAATCTAAAGGATTCTCCATTCTGGCTGCAACTATTTTATTTATCGGTCTACCTCCCTGGTCATAACCTACAGGAGTTGTCATAGATGCAAAAACCTCACTTTTTGTTTTATCGTTTATCTTCAGTCCAGGAACAACTTCAGTTGTAGTTTTTAATTTGTCTTGTATAGAAGATATATCTTTTTTTCTTTGTTCTTCGTCTAACTTTCGCTGATTCTCGACTTTAGCAACTTCTGTTTTCTTTTGTTCCTCAGCGTATTTTTTAAGTTCCGTTAATGCATTTTTAGCTTCCTCTTCAAGTTCACCACTATCCTCATACCCATCAACCTGCTTACTTATTTTTGTTTCAGAAAACTTAGTTGTTCTAACTAAATAATCTGCCACTAATTTTCTTTGAAGAGTTGTATCTTCACTTAATTTATCATCCGTTATTTTAGATACGTCTGTTTCTACTTTGTCTATTTCTAGAAGTTTTTCGAATGGTACGCCATCTTCATAATGGTTAATAAGATTCTTTACCCTTTCAGGTAAACTTTCTTTGTACATCTCTACAGCTCCTATGATTTCTTCAACCATAGCTTCTTTTAGAGAATCAGAAGAACCATCAAACTCTTTTAAATTCAAATTAGGAAGTATACCCTCGTCCTTCAAAAGCTTAGCATACGGAGTTAATGGAGAAGAAGTTTTGCTTTTATCTGTTTGAGGAGATTTATTTTTGTCAGACGAGGGTTCTTCCGATTTGTCTTTTTTAATCTCTTCTTGATCTTCTTCACTCTCTTCTTCCTCTTCTTCTTCAGAAGACTTGTCGAGATCTATTAAATTCTTATTGCTATCAGCAATTATTTTCTTTTCTTCTTCTTCTTTAGCTTTACTCTTTTCACTAGCTAAATTCGGAGTCCTTACTATGTCCTCCATGTATGAATTATCATTTACCGAATCAACGTCGATAAGTTGATCATCCATTAGACTGTTTAAGTCTACATTAAATATTTCTTTTTTCTTCTCCATTTTCTCAAACTTTAACAAAGATATGAATTTTAATTATAACTTCCAAATGTTTTGCCAATTATTTTCTAACTTTATATACTTTACTTGATACTTTTATAAATTATCTACCTGGAATGCTAACTAATAATCTCTTTTTCTTAGATAATGATGTCTTTCTAACTCTTGATATTGCTCCACATTTTGTACAAGAATATGTCTGATACTTTCCAGTTTGGGTATAATAAAAACCATTTGGTATCAATTCATCATGCCCACAATGCGAGCATACCGCAGCATTAGTGTTTGTATAAAGATTAAAATTAGGATGTGATTTTATAAACGGTCTAATCTTGAGATAGATTTTCTCAAGTACAATTACGTCTTGATTGTTATATATCTCCAAAGATTTCAATGCTGTAGCATCCCCATTCATACAATCTACCCAAAGTTTCATACTAGTTGGTAGTTTACCATCAAATCCAAAGATCCTGGCTAATTTGTCAAGACGATTACTTGGAAAACTAAATTCTGCTCTTGCTACCTCTAGTGTATCTATTTGTTTATAATAACTAGTTGGAGGTAATCCATGTACAAGAAATCTTGCCTTTATTCTAGGAACATCAAAATGTTTGCAGTTATGACCAATCACATAATCAGCTTGATCTAAATAATTCCATAACTCTAGAACCAACCTATAATCATCTTCGTCTCTAACCTCTTGTGGAGTGAGAACATTGGAATGCATTGTATCATCA